GTTAAAATTGTATCAATGTTTTCTTGTTTTGCTCCTTTTTTAGTCATAGTGCTAACAATGTCATCCACTATTTCTTTTTCTACATTTTCATTAATTTTTCCTGAAAATAATGCTTTATCTAAAGTTTCTAAAAATTGTTTTTTTTCAGGATTACTAGATGAACTTAAAATTTTATTTGTACTTGGAAATATTGAATTTACTTCTTTATCTATTCGCTGAACTTGATCCATTGCTAAATTAACATCTGTTCTTTTTGCAGCGTTTTCAGCTTCTTTAACTAAAAATTGTTCTCTTGGTCTTTGTCCTTCAGGAGTAAATACACTAAATGCTTTGAAAAAAAGTCTATCTAATTTTGAATCGCTGTAAGCCATTGTTTCACCCAATGTTGCCATTTTTTTAATTCCAGATCCAACTCCATAAACAAAAGGTGTAACTAATAAAGATTCAGATCCAAATTTAAATCTGTTCATTAATTTTCTAGCTGCATCTTCTCTTCCTTCAGTTTCATATTCATCTAATTGAGTAGGACCTATTCCAAATGCCGATCCAATAGTCCCTAGCTTTTCGACGTCCGCAACGAGTGTCTCGCCTGCAGCACCTCCAAGAGTAATTGCGCCAAATCTTTGTGCAGTAGATAATTTATTTAACTCATTAGCTTTATTAATTCCTTTTGTTAAATTTGAACTTGTTAAATCAGCATAAGCACCTGATCTTCTTGCCTTTAATGCATTTTGAGCAAGTTTAGTTGCAACCTTAGCTCCTGCAACTGATGGAATACCTATTTGAACTAATGCTTCAGTTAATTTACCGGATAATCTTTGATCTGCTATTTCTTCAAATGGATTAATTTTATCAAAAAATTGTTCTACAGATGCAGCAGTATTTGTATCTGATCCTAAATCAATAAGTTCAGCTGTTAATGAGAATATACCTTTTGGTATTTTAATAAGACCCGATGCAATACCTGCAGCACCTGATGTAAATAAACTTACGCTTTGATTACCTTCTGCTTGTGAAGAATAACCTGCAAGTGGATCAAAATTTTCTTTAGACATTGGAGATTAATCTCCCATACTAGAAATATTTTTTTTCTTTTCTTGTTGTTTTTTAAGATATTCTTGCATCAATGTATTTCTTCTAATTGATAATGGATTTTGTGATATTATTTCTGAATAAGTTTTTGGAGGAGTTACAGCAGGTGGAACTTTTACTTTATTTGTTAATGGATCAATTAATTGAAAATTCCCTGCTTCATCTGTTTTTCTAGCAGTAATTAAACCTGATTTAGGATCGTTTATTAAAAATACCTGTCCTGTAGAAATACCTGCTAATTGTCTAGCAGAAAGTTTTCCTTTTTCATCTCTATTTACAGGCGTAGTAGCTATGTCTTCACCGAATTTTTTCTTAAAATCTATTTGTGTTTTTGCTACTGCATAAGGATTTGTGATACCAGATAATTGAAGCAATTTAGTTTGTTCTATAAGTTCTTGATTTTCGCTTTCATTTTTAATTTTTAATCTAGCAAGTCTTTCAGCATCCGCTGATGTTATAGCAGTAGTAGCTGCACTTAAATCAAGTTGTCTTCCAAAATTTCTTTCATCTTGAGCACTTTTTAAATATTGAGATGTTGGTTCTTTAAATGCACTAGCAGCTGTTGAAAAAATATTTCCACTTGGTCTTGCTGACATTAAATTTAAACCACCTGATATTAATAATTCAGATAATCTATCATCTTGACTTCTTCCTCCTCCAACTGCAGATCTTAATAAATCTCTATTTCTTTGAAAGCTTCGTTCAATATCTCCACCTTCAGCATATTGTTTTCTAGGTTTAGCTATAGAAATAATACCTTCTTCATTAGCTGAGCCACCTATTCTAAACATTGGTCTTTTAAGTATTCTAGACATTATTGCCCTCTACCAAAATTAAAAGTAGTTTGAGCTGGATTAAATGCTTTATAAATTCCAGCAAGTGTTGAACCAACTCCTAATGCAGTTTGTAATGCAGTTGGAGATGGTGCTTGTTGAATCTGTGTTTGTCCAGGGTATCCAGAAATTAAAGGTTGAATACCTGCTCCATAAATTTGCGCAGCTTGTAAAGGTTGATAAGCTTGTTGGTAAGCTAATTGTTGTTGTGCACTTAACTCTGCTTGTCTTTGAGCTTGTTGTTGAGCTCCTAATGTAGAAAGACCTGCAATTTGTCCTCCTAAAAATCCTTGTTGTGCTTGTCCTAATCCTAATTGTTGTGTGTATTGATTAGCTGCTAATTGTTGCGCTTGACCATAACCTTGTTGTTGTAATTGAGCTTGAAGTAAAGCTCTATTTAAATCTGATTGTGTTTGATACTCTGCTCTTTGAACTCCTTCACGTCCACCACCGTATGCACCTTGACTAATTGCTTGCGCTGCTAATTGAGGAAGTCCCTTTTGTGCTTGAATATCATATTGTTGTAAAGTTGTATCAATAACTGATTGTTGATACGGAGACATATATTGTTGATATGCCTGTGGTCCAGTTGCAGCTTGTGCTGCTTGTAAATAAGGTTGATATCCACCAAGTCCTGTAGATAATTGTTCTGCTTGTAATTGTCCTTGTGATGGTCCTGCTACAAATTGTTGTCCATAAAGTTTAGATACATCTAAACCTTTAATTCCACCAACTGCTTCTGCAAGTTGTGGTAAATATGTTTCAGCAGCCGCTTGTATAAAGGGTGCTGGTAATACTTGTGTTTGTTGAATTTCAGCCATTATACCATTCCTCCAGCTTCAAGCTGTTTCATTAATCCATACATTCTTTCTGCTCCTTTATTAACATTTCCATCACCTGCATTTCTTACAGCGTTAGCAGTGAATACAAATTCATTATTAGATAACATAGCAGGTATATCATCTGCTTTTTCTTTTATACCAATAGGAGGTACAAATCCACCTTTTTTTCTATAATCTAATTCAGTTACACCAACTTCATTTTGTCTAGTTGGAACTTCTGCACCCATTGCATACCTCATTCTTCCACCATTAACCATCATAGGTGTTCCAAAAAATTCTTCTTGTGTTGTTTGTTTAATTAAATCTCCAATACCACCTTCTTGATAACCAATTCTTCCACCATTAGCTGCTCTCTGAGGATAGAAAGGATTGTTAGGATATAATCCACCTGCAAATTGAGGATTAGGATTATTTAAAGCCGTTTGAAATTGTGCTTTATATCTAGCAACTGCTGCCTGATGTTCTTCATCGCTACCAAAATCTTCTCTTCTAGGTTCACCACCTAATGATTTTCCAAGACCAAATCCAAGACCTCCTGTTATAATATCTCTTGTGCTTGGTAATAAACTAGATATTCCTTTTGGAAGTAAATCAGCTCCAAATCCAGAAGTTATTCCTAAATTTCCTAATAATCCTTTTGTACCACCACTTAGACCATAATAATCTGTTGGAGTTCCAAATATTTGTCCACCAATATTAGCAAAAGAAAATGAACCAGGTGTTACTGCTCCTTGAAATGGAGTATATCCAAAAAATGAACCACCACCTGTTGCATAAATTGTAGCAGCTGCTAAAGCTAACTTACCAATATCACTTTTAACAACAGATTTAACTGCGTTCGTAACTCCTTTAACTGCTCCTGAAACTGCTTTACCTACACTTTTAAAAATACTTCCAAATCCATATTGTTCTCTATTAACTAAACTTCCAATTCCACCAGAAGCATAACCAATTCTTCCACCAAATCTTGCTTCAACTCTTTCATCAGACATTTCTCCCATACCACCTTCGGCAACTGCTTGAACCATTTGTATAGCAATTTCTCTTGCTTGTTCAGGAGGTATTCCTTGAGCAATTAACATTTGAATAATAAGTTCTAAAGCTTGTTTTGGATCCATTTGTGAAGGATCTATTTGAGGTGCTTGTTGCATTTGTGGTTGCATTATAGCTTGATCTTGCATCATTGGATCTTGCATCATACCTTGTTCTTGCATTTGTGGTTCCATCATTTCCATTCCCATTCCACCATCTTGATAACTTAATCTTGTAATTCCACCACCCGCCATTGTTAAAGGTGTTTGTCCATAATTTAATAATGGATTAGATGTAATGCTTTGTGCTGAAGAAAAATTAGTAGGCATTTGTTGGGGTACTTGTAAGGATTGACCATAATCCATTGGTAATGTTCCTATTCCACCCATTTGATATAATTGTCTATACATTTGTGCTCGCGCTATTGTCATATTAATTAATTATTATAGGCAGGCACGGAGTCCTGAAAACGTATACTTTACTTGTTTTTATCGGTATCGTCAACGGTTTTTGATATATCTAAATTGTCCATTAATTTACCATTATATTGATATTCACCAACGTGAGTTATATCATCACTTACATAACAATAACATTTACCACCAATTGCAGTCCACTTTTTACAAAAACCAAAGTCTTCTCCATAGTACTTTTTAGTTTCAGGATCATGAATTGTATCAAAAAAATTATAATTATATTCATCAATTACTGCCATTCCATTTACAATAGTTGCTTGTTCTATTTTATCATTTGGATAAGCTTTAATCATTTTATCAAATACCTGTTTTTTAATTAACATACATCCCGTGGGCGCGTGCGAGACCTCTATTACACCATCTACGACGGGTATTTCTTTTCCTTTTTGATTATCTAATTTAATAGGAAACGCATGTCCTGCTCTTTTTAATTCATCTATATTTTTAATCTTTCCTTTTTGAACTCTATCCCATATTTGATCCCAATGTATGTGTTTCATTGGATAAGGTGTTGCTATTACTTCTCTGTCAAACTTTAACATCTTCATTATTGTATCAAATTTAAAATCAATATCTGAATCTATAAATAATAAATGCGTAGGATTAGCGGGATCTTTTAAAAAATTAGCTACACATAAATTTCTTCCCTGTGTAACTAAAGATGATTTAAGAAGTGAGAAGGATACCATAATATTATTCATCATGCATAGTTTTTGAAATTTTAATAATGCTTGAGTGTAATGAATTGAACACTCACTATGTACCGGAGTTGCTACAAATATTCTATATTTAGGTCCAGATATATCAATCCCTCTTTCATTACTACTTTTATTAAACCAAATAGGTTTACTTGGATCTTGCATTTAATGCTCCTGTTAAAAAATTAGTCCAATGTTTTGCTTTTGATTCCCATGAATAATATCTATTAGTATATTCAACTTGTAATTTTAAATGACTCTCGACGCTCGCTTCGTGCAGCTGGTCTGCAGCCATATCAATTACAGTTGCAAATGTTTGAGCTAGTCTTACAAAATCATTGTCATAATTAACGTATACTGAAAACTCAGCGCAAGTTTCAAACAAAGCACCATAATCAGTTGTAATACAATAAAGTCCTGCGGCCATAGCTTCAATCGCTGCAATACAAGAAGTCTCTTCCCATACGTTTGGATAAACAAACATGTGATAATTTTTTAAATTTTCTTTTATAAATTCATTTGGTTTATAGCCAATGTATTTAACATTAGGTATAGTTTTTGCTTGTTCATATAAATCTTTATAAGTTTTATCAGTAGCATCTCTAAATCTATCTCCATAAATTTGCGTTGATGAATATACATCTAGACTAACAAGTGGGTTTTTAACTAGCTGCATAGCACCTAACAATACGTTAAGTCCACGCCAAGGCGTTGAAGTATAGATTAATTTAATAGGATCACCTTTTGTATATTTTAAATTTCTAGTTTCTATTTTCTCTACACCATTTTTAATAACTAAACATCTGTCTGTCGGTACATCAAATACCATTCTGTATTTTTCATAACACCAATGAGAGTTAAATACATACCAATCATACTTTTTATGATTGTCTTTATTTTTAAACCAAGGTGCTAGATTAGCTTGATCGTATGAATTTTGTTCCCAAAGTATGTTTAATTTAGTTGGATGCAATGGTATTTTCTCCGGAACAGACGTTGTTATTTGTACCTGCTCTAGTAATTTTTTATCTACATATCTTTCTAACAGCTCTACTTGTAGCTCTGTTCCGCCTCTTGGATTCATTTTTGGTTCATTACTTTCTGTAATAGTTCAAGTCCTTTGTTTGTAATAGTAACTGATAAATCTTGTTGTAGATCTTCAATTGTATTTTCTTTTAAAAATTCTTCTTTAGATTTGTAAGTCTTTCCAGTTTTTTTACTTTTAAAACTTTCTTCTGTCTTACATTCTATCTTATGTATATTATCCATTTTCTCCTGTTCTACTTAACAAAGCATAAGAGATTTGTCCAGAGATGACGTTTGAAGTATCTGCTTGAAATTGCAAAAAATCTCCCTCTTCTAATACGAGAGCATTGTGTACTGCATTATCATGTGAATCTGCTGGTACATTTGTGTGATAAAATTTATATGAAGTTGATGTAGATACATCGGTAAAAAAATAATCTACTTCGTGAGCTGAATTATCATCATTAGTTACTGATATTTCTTTTATAATAGCAACAGTTGATGTGCTAATAGTTAACACTGTTGTTAAAGCTGTTGTGGCTAAATCGTAACCTTGATTTTTATAATTAATAGCCATTAGTCTTTTGGTCCACTAAATATAAACCAACTAAATGCTTCAACTTCATCTTTCAAATCTTTTTGAAATCCAAAGTTTAATTGATTCTTAATTGTATTAACTGCTTCTAATATTTGTCTTTGATTGTCCACATTATACTGTTGTTCTGGTTCCGGTATATATGCTGTAATTTTTGCCATTATCTTCTTCCTCCTGCTTCAATATCTAGTCTTAAAGTTCCGTATCTCCAGTTACTATCTATTGCATCATTTGCAATTTTTAAACTTACCTGTCTTCCTCTAACTCTAGTATCTACTTTATCAGTTGATGAAGTAATAGTAAAGGGGCCTGTAATAGAAGGTGGTGTTGCTGAAGGTGTTGAATCAGCGTCCGCCGGATAATCTCTAAAGAATAAAGTAACAATTGCATTTCCTTCTAGATTTTTAAAGTCAGGTATAAATCTTTTAACTCGCATAATTAACTGACCATCTCCACCTAAACCTTGTTCAGATATATCATAGTCTCCTGATCTAACATAAGCAGCTATTGCAGTTTCAACTCCATTTGCATCTACTTCATTAACACCTGTTTCTTGTGCCCAGTATTTAGTTGCACCGACAATGTTTGTTACACCATTAATGGTAGGAAATGTTGGTGTGTTAGTTGAATAATATTCTGTTGCATAAGGTAAATCAAAAGTAATGGAATCTTGATATGTTGTTCTAGTTAAAGAACCAACTGCCCAAGTGTTATCTACAAAGTTATAAACAACATTTCTATCTACTTGAGTTGCACCTGATTTTGCATAATTCCAACCTACTTCATTAAATAATGAATTGTGATAAGCATAAGTTATTTGATTTGCATCATAGTTAATTCCTAAATTATCTCCATCTGTTGTAAATACAAAGTCTTCAACTAAAGAAGGTATCTGTTTAACAGTACCATCAAATGCAAAGAAACCACCTCCAAAACCCATCCAGAACACGGCTCCTTGAGCAAATACCATAGCGTGTTGTCCTAAACATCCGCAGTTTGTACCCACCTGTCTAATAGAGAATGTAAATGGTGGACCTACAAATTGTATAGTGTAAGCTGCTTGATCCGTTAAAACTAATATATAATCTTTACCTTGCACAGCGCCAATAATTGTGTTTCCGGTATCTAATCTAAATGTACCTGCAGTATTTGTAACTTTTGGAGTCCAAGTACTAATGTCTTCTTGATTTGAAAATCTTATAAGCATTGGATCAAAGGTTGTAGTATCTCCAATGGTTGTTTCAGTTCCCATAGCAAATAAATGTCTATCTCTATCTGAAACAATCGTCATAATAGATTTTGTAGGTGCTCCACTTACAACAGTTGCTCTTACTCCTAATCTGTTTGCAACAGACGGATCCCAAGTAAATGTTTTTCCATTCTTAATTGTAGCAACAAGTATCTGACCAAAGTTATCAAGCGACCAGGAACCTGGTTCTAAATTAACAGTTGTAACTGAAGACTCTTCTCCCCAATCTTCCCAAGATGTTGCATTTGTAACAACGGCATTATCTAAATGTGATGCTGCAGTAGATCCGTTAGCACCTCTTGTACAACCTGTAAAAGTCGTTGCAGTTATTCCCGTATAAGTAATTAATTCAGTATCAATATCTATTCTTCCGGTAGCTGGAAATCCTGTAGTTGAATCAACTGTGATAGTTGTAACGGAATTATTGATTGCTCCATTTAATTGATTTGCTACACTTGGAATAACTACTCCGCCCCATAATCCTGTACCAAATCCATAAGCTGGAGTTTGAAATGTTGGACCAATAAATACATAAGGTGTCATTGTTAAAGTTCCACCTGCAGTAACACCCGTTCCTGTTTCAGCACTTGTCATAGTAACTCTAAAAGTATTTGCTGTAAGTACCGTAGTTACTTGAAATGTATTTGTTGTAAAATCCGCTGATGTATAACTTGTTGTAGGGGCTCCTGGAGTTGTAACACTTGTAAATATTATATAATCACCAACTGATAATCCATGTGATGTTAAATTGATTGTTACTAATGTTGAAGATGTTGTAGATGTATAAGTTGCTCCTGTTAGCGCTGTACCAAGTGGTGTAATATCAAAAAAAGAACCCTCGTAATAAATAACTAATATTTTAGAAGTACCAATAGCTGCATATTTTTTACCATCTAATGCTGTCCACGTATGCTGGTCACGCGCGGGACCTGCTAAGGTGCTAGAAACGAGTTGCTCCCAACCACCTATCTTTTGTGGTTCTCCATATCTAAATCTAACATTATCACCATCAATCCATTGCCCTTCGGCTCCGGTTGCAGTTTGTTGTTTATTAAATCCAGGTTTAAATTGTATCTTCTGTAAAGGCATAACTTATTATACACTAATATAGCCTAAACGCTATATTTAAAGGTTTTCTTTTAGACTTTGTCTAATTTTAGTAGCGGATATTTCTTGTATTTCTTTTGGTAATACAATCTCTTCTATTTTATATCCAACATCCCTACCGTAACATATGTTAGTAACATTTGGAACTTTAATAACTTCAAATTTTCCTACGTAATCTTTGAGTTTTTCTTCAATACGATTTTTAATATCATCAAATTGAAAAGGATTATTTTCTGTTTGTGGCATAGATCTAATCATAATAACGACTTGCCCCGTCTTTTTTAATATCTCTTTAAACAAAGCTAAATGTCCGTCATGGAAAGGTTGCCACCTTCCAAGCATCTGTGCTGTTGGTTTACTGTAATCTATCATGTATCTCTTTTATTATATTATTATAATTAAAATCTTTTATTTCAAAATCTACTTTTTTAGGTTTTTCAAATACTTTATTCGTATCTTCAAATCTTCCTTTATCAATTGTATTCATCCAAATCTTCATGTCATAAAAAGATCTATAAGATTCAAATGGACAAACAAAGTCTACAACAACATGATTAACTGCAAGATCACACATTGTCATCATTCTGTTAGCTTGTCGTCTACGACCATTCTCTGTAAAATCCCAATCTTCAAATAACTTTCTAATATCATCAGCATTGAAATGAGGTATTTTTTTACCTTCAATTAATTTCTTTGCAAATGTAGTTTTGCCAGATCCTGGTAATCCAAATATTAAAATATTCATTAGTTTATTATAGGTATTAAAGAAAACATGTTTTTAAAGTATTTAATTTCATTAGTTACATCAAATCCGATAGTAATTCTAGGTGTTTCAAATTTTTCATGTACTACAACTTTATGTTTAAGATTTCCTGGTCCAATATAAATATTTCCTATTTCATTCGTAACTTCAAATGTTTTAAAAATAGTACTTGTGTTTTTAGGATCAATAGAAATGTATCCATGAAATGGCCATTCATGATCGTGCCAATCTAATACTTCATCTTGTTTATGAAAATTTAACCAAGCTTGCATCCATAGTGGTCCTGGTTTTGAATAATATTCTTTTATAACTTTTTGTAGTTCACAAAATAAAGAATGAAACAAAGGACATCCTGAAGTTACAGAAAAAATATTGTATTCATTATATATCCATGTAGTATCTTTTTGATTAAATTTATCTTTGATTTTATTAGAAGCTATATGACATTGTTCTATAAAATCTTTTTGATTATCAATAATTAATTGCGATTTATAAATCATGTATAGGTGTACCAACCAGTTACAATATATTTTTCTTCATCTTTACTAATTTGACCTCTATGAGTATGCGTAAAAGCAGTTGGCCAAATTAACGTTAATCCTTTTACACAAGGAGTTGTTATTTTTTGATATTTAAATTCTGTTCCTGCGTTTTTAGCGTTATTTAAATAAGTCATAAAAACTAAATTTCTAATAGAAGTTTCTTTATTAGCGGACTCGTGATGCCAAGTTTTGTAACCACCTCCAGGAGGATAATATTGAATATTATATTCTGTATTTATATTAAAACTTCCCGCCCTATTTGCATCAGGGTATTTTTCTAAATATTTTTCTAAACATGTCTGTAAATATTTTCTATATTCATTAAAAGGCGGATCAAAGTTTGAAGCATTGACATTTATATCAAATGATTCTTTTATATCTTTATTAATACTGCGAACATTATCATAAACACATTCACCTTCTCTAACTTTAGATTTATTTTTTTTATATGTTAAAATAATTTCATCACATATATTTTCAGGTATATACCAACCACCAATAAATGAACTTTTATCTATTATATATTCTTTCATCTAATAACTTAATATTTTATAGTCTTTATAGTAATAATTTTTAATATAGTTTTTTTGTTCATTAGTCAAATCTACTTTGAATTTATAATCTATTTTGTTTATAAAAAATTCAGCAGATGCTGTTTTATTTTGTATTAATAAATTAAAATTATTTTGTAACCATTTAAAAAAATTATCTCCAAAACCATCCTCAAATTTCCATATTTTTGTTTTATAATCTATAAAATCAATCTGAGGTATAAACCAATTACCTATATTTTTTTTATCTATAATTGAATAATTAATAAATTTATCAAAAGATTCTTGATCTTTTAATATTAAATCTACTTCTTTTTCAAATTTAGAATTTGCCAATGAACTTACAAATCTGTTAATTGGATCCCTAACGACTGTAAATGTTTTTAATGGTGTGCAATTTAAAAATTCTTGATACTCAGAATGTGTTAAATGTTGAACTTCTTTATCTTTAAATAATACTTCTTTATCAAAGTCATAATATTCACAAGGATAGTTATCAGATATAATTTTACTCACATATCTTCCTCCAGTTCTTGGTATATGAACAAAATAAATGTTTTTATTTATTAACATCTTATTTGGATAATATTATATTCCACTCTAATTTATTTATTAAGTCTTCCAATTGAACGATATTTATTTTATTATTTTTTATATATTGTATTAACTCTTTTACATCTACCATAACCCAACTATTTTTTTCTTCAAATACCATTTTATCTGCTTTACTAAACATATTTCCTTTTTTTGCTAATCCACCTTTTACATAATTAAACATAGGTCTAATATCAAATTTTAAATGTTCATTTGAACGACCTTTTAATACACCTGAAATATCCCAAAATTCTTTTTGTTTTTGTTCTTCTGTTGGTAAAATAATATCTTCTAAATATTCTGAGAATTGTTTTTTCACAAAAACAATTCTGTGAGATCCTTATTATCTCCTAAAGTACCTTTTATAAAAACATTAAAGGCTAAACTTACTCGAGTATTATCTCCTTTTTTTACTTCAACAGAATGAGTTGTTGAAGAAGGAAAAAGTACTATTTGACCTGTTTTTACAGGGAACCACCAAGATTTTGAATTATATATATTATATTCTTTTGGTTGTATTTTAATTGTTTCATAATAATTATTGTAAAATTTAATCATATCATTAGTCTCGTCTGCATTAATATAAAGAACTCCAGATATAATTGAATTTGGATGTTCATGTGTGTGATGATATTGTGTGCTTTCAGTATAATTTAACCAAGATTGAGTAATATA